ATTTTTGCGGAGGGAGGCACGGTGGCAGAATGGAGGGTGTTGGTTATAAGTAATAGGTTGTAAGTTGCAAGTTAAAAAAATCAAAGGCTATGGTTCATTAATAACTTCTTCGATACATTTAAGAACAAATACGTAAAACTTATAACTCCCCCCCGGCTACTCTACTTTATCCTTTTAACGACAACAATCGTCTTATCATCGGAATACTTCCCCTTCGAGCCGAATTTCTGAACATCTTCCAGGATCAACCGTGCAATATCCTTCGCACTCTCTTGTTTGAATTCCAAAAGCTTGTCGATCAAACGTTTTTCTGAATATTGATTCCCGAAGCGGGAGTTGCTGATGTCTTGTCTTGATTTTCCATCTATCCTCTTAATCTTTCGTAGTCCGGGTCTTTAGACCCGTAAATCTATACGTTAAATTGTTCCCTCCCATATTACATCGAAATATTTACTGATTCTCCACTCATCAACAAGTTCCTGTGGAGTAAGGCCCCACCAGTTTTTACCTGCAATCATGATTGCCCCAGCATTGATTAAGAACTTTTCGGCAAGTTCAGAGCACACCGTATCTGAACCCAAATGAATAAAACTCGCCAATCCAACAAGATGAAGCAAAAGGCGATAATAAGGGTATGTCATGCCGATTTCACCTTTTACGGAGTCCCAACCTTTTCTGTAATTATCTACCGTCATGCCATTCCATCGGGCGATAATGACCTTGCTTCCTTTGTAATCGGTAAATATGTTCTGCTCTTCAATATGCCAGACAGCCTCCAGAGTCTTCCCTTTGCTGTCCTGAATGATACCGGCATGGGAATACTCGGCGGTTTTGCTTTCATCCTTCGCGGCTTCAACGAACATGATTAATTTCCCCAAAGATTGAGGGTTTCTTGTTGCAAACACATCGCCCGGTTGTAATGCTATATTCATAAATCATCTATCCTCTCTTACCCACTAATCAGCATATTAATAATTTCGTTCGCCCTGTCCGAGTGGACTTCTTTGTACCAGTTGCTTAACTCTGATTTTCCGTCAGAGTATTTTAATTCATTGGCCGCTCCATACCAGTCTCCGACATTAACGTCATGGACAAATCGGGGGAAACCGCGTTTGATCTTATCCGCGCCCATATTGAATATCAGCATAACGAGCGCGGCCTGTTTAGATAACGGAAATGATTTAAATTCAGGAAAGATAAAACCGGCCTGCATTTCAGCAAGCGATATATCCTTCTCAAGATAAGCGTCTGCGTCCGCCTGAGTGAATACATAGACTTCCCCCGGCACAACCTTATGGCCGTAATAAATCGTGTCGTAGCCCATAGAGTCTTTGTAAACTTTCAGGTTGAAACCTTCCCTGACCTTAAGAATCGGTTTGATAATATCTTCGATTGTCATCAATCATTCTCCTCTACCCTAAAATTAAAGTTATCAATTTAGGTGACAGCCTGCTGCCTAAAGCCACTATAAAGGTGTAAATAAGAGCAATCACGCCCCCGAAAAAAGCATATTTAAATACTCGTCGAACAAGCCCTTCCTTGAAATCATTTACCAGTTTGATAAACCATGTAAAATTATCCAACATCTGTATTTTCTGTTTTACATCGTCCGCGGCTTTCGCAAGGTCTTCAACTGTCTTACCAAGACCGTTGGTTACGATTCCTTTTATGTGAGAAACTTCAAGGCACATGGCACCCTGATCTTCGATGTATTTTGTTTGTCTTTGTGAAATACCGTCCAATTTTTCGTTGATGCCCTTCATGGCCTCAACATGGTCTGAACAAAATTCCGGTTTAGTTTTTTTAGTTGCCATCACCTTTACTCCTCAATGGTGAATGGTGAAAAGTGAATCGCTTCACCCTTCACCCTTCACCCTTCGCGATTATTTCATCCGGGTAAACCAGTAATGGATATAACCCGCTGCCGTCGTTGTTCCGCCGCTGCCGGTGTAGGAAATTGTTGTCGCGTTGGAGCCTGTCACGATATACCCAAGATAGGTTTTCCCGCCCACAAGATCGACATTGGCCGAATCCGTACCGGTCGTGCTCGAGTATAGAAACGAACCGTAAGTGCTGGCCGGAACATACTGACCATTTGTCCCCTTTGTGGAAACTGCCGTATCCGCTACATATCCCGCCGTAGTCATCAGCAATCCGGTAATAAAGCCGGTTGCGCTTCCACTGGGCTGACTGGACAGCAGACCTACAGCAAGAGTCTTGCTCGAATCCGTGGTGACAACCTGCACACGAACATCACCAACAAAAGTATCGGGCACAAAAGAAACTCCGGTGGATGTTTCAGACGTGGACGGCGCAAACCATATAATGCCGTGATGAGGCATGTTGGGCGTCTCATCAATGACAATGGTGTGCATGTTGAGCGAAAATCCCTTCACAACCGCCGTGTAACCGCCGTTGGTGTCCGTGACGATAATATCAACGGTTGTGTTGGCGTTCCGGAACTTAATGAGACCGTTCCCGCCGGTCGTCGCCGCAAAGACAGTAGTAGTCACCGGATTAGTTACCGATGTATAGGAATTATCCGCGTATTTTGTCAGGGTGGAAATCGTGGAAGTTCCCGCATCCAGAACCTGATAGGTTATTCCCGTGGTAATGGGCGTCAGGCCGACATTGCCTATAGTGGTATTATCCCGTTTTACAACCGACGCGTAAAAATCATTATACGCGAAGGCGGGCAGCGTAAATACTGCCGTCAACATAAAAATCAAACTCATTAACCAAAATTGTTTCTTCATCATGTCCTCCATAAAAGGTGTTGTTTAAGGTGTATACGCCGTGGAATTATTGCCGTACTGATTCCCGTGGCAATCTTCAATCACCATGAGAATCGCGGCCGTGTACCACAACGCCGTGTAATTTGTGTCTGTTACGGTTCCATCCCGGTCGAGTAACTGTGTCAGCACTTGAATTGAATTAACAATCGCCGCCAGGCAATCAATCAAATGATGCTGATCCGTCATACCCTGCGGATTGAACCAATACGTATTTCCGTTTCCAAGGGTGTTCCCTCCTTCGCCCGTCACCATCCAGAGATAAAGAGCCTCATAGACATTATTGTTGTATTGATCGTTAACGGAAAATTGAAGTCCATCCGTATCCAGTTGCGCCGTCAGCGTATTTATCATATCGAATATCTGATAGAGCATGGCGTTTAAGCCTTTATCTGAAATTCCTGTCGGTCTGACATCCTGCCAATACCTGTCTTTGGATGCTATGTAGTTGCTTACCGTGTTGCCGCGCGAATCCTCGATCTTTCCGCTGAATTTCGCCGTGAAGCAGTTCGCGAGATGAGTCGTGTGATTCACGCCTGCATCGGCATCTAGCTTGGTGCAAATCCCCTGTATCGCCGCCACGATCATATAAAGCAGGTCAACAAGGTTGCGTTGGGATAACCCCTGTGGTTTTATCTGAGCTTCCATAATTCTAGACCTCGTCCTCGGTCAGAGTTTTTGCTTCTCCGCCGGTATCCTGAGTTGATTCACCGGCTATAAATGCCGCCTCGCGCTCAAGTTGCAGCTTCGGATTGATGATCTGCTCAAATACGCGTTTAAGACGCTGATCCTGCGCCGTATCCAAAAACAAATAATTGGAATCGACGAGAATGCGTTTGCCCTTATCATCGTATTTAAAGCAGAGTTGAGCGCGGACGTTGTGCGATGGAACGATTGCGCAGTAGAATTCCTTGCCGCCGACTTCCACAATGCGGTCAAAGACAACTTCGGTGTTTTCGTTTTCCTCATAATCCCTTACAAAACGGGCATGAGTGTTTTTGACCTGCTCAAAAGTTCCATCCTTCGTTTTCACTTTCCGGTTTGAGGGGTCTAGCCGGACGGCAACGGTAGGATTAAGAGCCACAACATAGGCCAGATACGTTTCCGCTCCGCCTATTGTGACCTTCTTCATCGGATATCCGTCAAACGGACGCGAAACACGCGCTGCCGCAAGCGGTATCGGCTGAAAATTAAGTTCTCCTATCCCTTTCAATGCCTCGTCCAGTTTCCCTTCTCCCGCGACCGGGTCTATCTTTTTCGGTGCTGCCATAATAGTATTTCCTCAATCTCCCTGTGTTCGGGCGGCGGCAGGGGCGGGAGACCCCCTTATCATCTGCACGGCCAGTGCAAACTAGCCGCCATAATCGTTAGTCGTGAATGGTTTTTCTCTTCACTTTTCACCTTTCACTTTTCACTAATTGTTAGTCCTGTAAGTCCTCACGGCAATAACCGCGATATCGGCAGCGTTAAACACGTTCTTGCTCACGCCGTAGATCGAGCCGATACAGAAGCCTGCCTTATTCTGGTAATCGAAAGTCTTTTCCTCCCAGATTTTCTTCTTGGAATAAGCAATCGAACCCGCGCCAATACCCATAAACAGTGCCGTCGCTCCTGCCAGATTCGCGCCTGCTCCCCAATTAGTGACAGTCGCTACTCTCTGGTGATCGTGAATCGCGCAATTCTTATGAACGCCCAGGGCAATCCCGAAAATGGGATTATCGTCGCCGCGTTTCTGTGCTTCGCGCTGTGCCTGCGCCCATGCCGCATCACGCTCGGATAAGTCATAAGACTGATCGGGAGCCATGACGATAACGCCGTTCATAGCCTTTCCTTTGACCGTGGGGCCGATGATAAGAGGTTTGGCCTTGCGTCCGTAGGTGACGCACTGAGAAATCAGAGACAGAGTCATGTAATTGCCTGCCGCGATTGTCGCGGTCGTGGTTGCTCCGGTGGGATAAATAACCTTGGTAGGATTATTCCCTAGAGCTGTGAAGATGTCCTGATCGATCTTTGCCGCCATCCAGCGTTGCAAAAGCTCCTTGGCGTATTCCCTGATCTTGTTATCGGAAACCCGCATTTCGGTTTCACGGCCTGCGGTACGCACTGCATTTCTGATCTGGGTCAGTGTGATTGAATTGTCGTAAGTAGAAGGCGCTTCTTCGTTTCCTTCCATGATACTGTCATTGGGAACGCCGCCGCCGGAAAGCTCACGGATTTGCCCGATTGTTAAAACGTCGCCCTGTTCTTTCTGCAGGTCAGGGAATTCAACGATGATATTAGAATCGGAAGTCCCCACAAAACCGTTCTCGTAAAAGTACGATGTCGTCTTTGCTTCCATCCACCACTTTTTAGCCCATGCCTTGCGGGTCAGGGGGTTGCCTGTCGTAAATGTAAAATCAGCCATTTTTATAACTCCTTATGTGTTGGCCTTCACAAAGAATCACTCAAAAGACGCCGGGGTATTTCTCCCTTAATTCTTTCGGAGCGTCTTTTAGAAACGTCTTAAATTCTTTATCCGTCATATTATCAATGGCATCGGAGAGTTGGCCTTCAGTCATCGTCAAATAGGATTCAAAACCTGTTGGCTTTCCGTCGCTGGAAACATTGCCGATGGACTTCGCGCCCGGCTTCGTCATCTTTTCGATGGCGGCTTTAGAGGCTTCGGCAATCTTGGACTGGATGATACTGTCCTTGTTCATCAGGGCGTAGGCGTCTTCCATATTGTAATGGCTCTTGCCGTTGGCGATCATCCACTTGGATAAATCCTCATAGACTTTTACCGTCTGCGCTTTTTCCGCGTCCGTGAAATTATCGGACTTGTTAAAAAGCTCCTTGGCCCTGTTAAAACAAAACTGATTCCTTTCCTGCTCGAAACTCTGCTGAAAATCAGCCTGCCGTTTTGATTCCTTTTCGACTACAGCCCGTTTGCCCTCCAAGTAATTATTGAGCATAAGGCTTGCCGCTATCGGGTCTTCCTTGGCCACGTCGCCTAATTGCCAGCCGTTATACTTGCCGCCATTGACAATCATGGTATTGAAATCTTCCACGTCTGCCGATACTGGCTCGTCTTTCTTTACCGGCGGCGCGTAGTTTGCCGGTTTTTCATCGGGATAAAGCTCAAAAAACTTTTCCGCTCCTAACTCTTTGAGAAGGTTTAATTTTCTGCTTGTTTCTTCGGCGGCTTTCTTAGCGGTATCGACTTCCGCGTGTGTCTTTGCAAAGTTCTTGCGCCATCTCTCCACCGGTATCTTTGCGCCTTCATCGTCAATGAGATACTGCTTGCCATTCTCCGTAACGAGTTTGACGCCTTCTTGATCTGCTATTGCTTTTTCCTCTGTTGACAATTCGGCGGGTTTGTCATCAATCTCGGTTTTGACCTCTGTCTTGACCTCTTCGGTTTTAACCTCTTCAGTCTTGACTTCAGTCTGGCTTTTTCCGGCGCCCTCATCCGTCTTTATTGGATCGTCAACAATAGCCGGTGCTTCTCCCAAAGCCTCCAACTCTTCTTTGCTGAATTCCTCTTTTGCAAAATCTCCCAGTCCCATAATTCCTCTCCTTCAATCGCATGGCCTTACGGTCGCCACGGTAACCGGTATCTCAGACATTTAAAGCCCGTCCGGAAGGCATAAAAAAAAGACGGCAACCCTTTCGGATTAGCCGCCTTTAATTTCGTGTGGTGATTGAAACGTAAGCTGTTATTTAATAAGTTCCTGCAACATCCTTTCAATGCCCTTGAGGGCTTTTAATATCTCAATGATAATTTTCTTCTGCACGTCCGTCATGCCCTACCCTTTTACAACTTTCTTCTGTCATTACGAGCCGCGCCTCGCGCGGCGTGGTAATCTCATGTCTTACGAGATTGCCACGGCTCCCAAGGGTCGCCTCGCAATGACAATTTTTTAATGTCCTCCGCTGGCGGAGGTGGCGCAACGCGCCGGAGGTGGAAACGCTTTCAATACTGCCATAATCCTACCCCTTTATATTCCCGCTT